AATTACAAGGCATAATGATTAAGTTTTAATTTGTGAATATTATATTAGTATGCTCCGTAGTAAACGATGTCAGAACCGATACCGATTTGTGTACCTGCCGTATATCTCATTACGATGCGATAATTCTGCGAACCATCAATGTTAGCCATGTCTAAAACTCTTACTTCGTTATAATCAGATAATAAACCTGTTGCGAAGAATAAGTTAGATTTTTGAGCTGCAACGATTTTGTTACTAGCCATACCTGGACACATTACGATTTCAATACCCTGATAGTTAAACGGCTTCTCGCCCACGTTCATTTGCGTATTAAAGCCACTTTGATTTGCGTTACCACCTAATGCAGTTTGATAAGCTTTAGCTACGTTTGTTGAAACATAGATAACTAAATCTTCTTTACCAAATACTGTGTTAGGGATTGTGTTGTAAACGTTACCAATTTTGTTGATTACGTTTGCTGATGTGATTGAGCCTGAATCGATAACTGAACCAGTCAATGCTGGCAATACTGCTGTTGCTCCACCTGCTGCTATTGAAGCAGAAAGTAAATTTTGGAATCCACCGAACTCACCATTGGTTGCGGTAGTACCTTGCCAAATTGAAGTTTCAGTTGCTGCTGCAACTTGTGCTCCTACATAAGATACTAAGTAATCGTTGAATGTCTTTGGGATTTCATCGAATGCTGAGTAGCCTAATTGTAATGCCTGCCAAGAAGCTACGAAGTTTTGCTTACATAAAGTAAGGTTAACTTGTAATTCTTTTGGAGTGATAACAGCTTCTGTTAAAGTTACAGAGCCTGAAGTTACGAAGTCGCAAGATGCGTCTTGTACGATACCTGAAGTAGCAACCTTTTGGATTACTTCTTTGTATTTCACGTTAGGCATGATAGTTACTAACTTCTTGTCTAATGTGTTTGCTGACAATAAAGCTGCTGCTATATATTGACCCGCAAATTCTCCTGAATACGTTGTAGCCGTAATTGTTGGCTCAGCGAACTTTTGGAGTCTTTTGTTTGATAAATTGTTCATTTGTTAATTTTTTTTAAATGATTTTAAAATATTTTTATTATCTGTATAATTTTGATAATACAGAATTATGCATTGATTTTTCTTTTTGACCAAAGTTCTTACTATTAATTTCAATTGCTGCTAAATTAACATCAACTGGAGCTCCATCTAACTTTGGTAATTCTTCTTCTTCCTCTTCCTCATCAGGCTCTGCAGCCATTTCTAATGATGGGTTAGGTGATAAAGAACTTACTTCTTGCCCTTCTGATGGATATGCTGATTCAAACTTTTGTTTCATTTCTTCCATCTTCTTCTCCATCTCTTCAATACGGTATTGTAGTTCCACTAATGGGTCAGGTGAGCCAGGTAAAGCTTCTACTTCTACCGTTTCTTCATCTGCCATTTTGATATCATCTTCTTTTTTGATATCAGCTTCTTTATCAACTACTTCTTCCATTGGTTTTTCTTCTAACTCAACGTTTTCTCTTTCTACGATTTTACCATCTTTAGTGATTACTTTAATTAAGTTCTCATTACCTGATTCATCTTTAAGAGCTAACTCGTGAGTTCCGTCTGGAGCTGGGGATTTAGTACCATCTTCTGATACTATTTCTAATACTTCACCTACATCAAAGGTAGGAGATTCAACGATTGTTCCGTCTTTTAGTTTTGCGTAAGTCATATTAACTTCTTCATCTAATGATAAAAGAGTCATTATCTTATTTAATACTGAATTTGCGTTCATAATTTTTGGTTTATACTATGATTAACATAGTTTGTTTTATTTATAGTTATTTTATTTTATGAGTTGTTTATAATGAACCATCCTACTGTATCAGTATCTGAAACTCCTGATGATACAATTGTAAATGTTCCACTACCTTTTGATGATATAGATACTGATGCTATTTCTGCATTACTTTGTTTAGTCAACATTATTATACTATTTGCAGTTACAATAGAGTTACTAACTACAACTTGTGAAGGAATTCCACCATCTAATACTGCCGTTCCTGCTTGCTGATTAGAACCTGTTGGTAAGTTTAATTGGAATGTTGATGCTACCTTTACACTGCCTGTGAATACGGTACTTCCACTTACGTTTAATGAACCTTCAAAGTATGAGTTAGAGCCTGAATCAATACGTAAACCGGTTTTTCTTGTAGTTGCACTACCCGATATACCTGTTCCAACAGAGAATACAGTATCAGAGGTTCTATTACGAATACCATCATCTACACCGAATCTACCAATGAATGCTGAACCCATTGTTGATAAATCGCTTATCAAACTACTACCGGTTATTACTAAACTTTGACCGAATATAAAGGTTCTAGCTAATGAATGATATGCATTACTACCACTTACTTGCGGTGTTTGTGTATTTGGATATAGTATGTTGGTAAAACCACCTACTGTGTTTCCGATGAATTGTACCGCATTTGTTGTACCTACACTTTGTGAACCTGCTAATACTACTGTAGTCCCACCAAGAAATTGATTATTGGTTACTTGAACTATCCCTAATCCAACAGATGAAGAAAAGAATGCGTTTTTTATAGTAGTTGTATTACCTACGTAGTTTGAATTAAATGTAATTGCTGATGAACTCAATTCTAAAATACCATTTGCTAATAGTATATTGTTTTGAACATTTGAGGAACTACCTGTTAGGTGAGTTTGGTTTGCTATTACAATTATTTGTCCGGATGAACCTATTACGTTTCCGCGTACATCAATACCAGAAATTAATTTATCTGCAGGAAGTGCTGCACTGAATCCTATGTTTATAGCACCATTATTTATGTTATTGTTTATGGTGTATGTAGATGAACTAACTGGTCCTCTCATTGTAATAGTACCTGCACCAACGTTTCCACTTACCGTTGGAGAGAACCCCATAGATTGTGAAATCTGTGGAACTGCTCCTACTGCAGTGAATATGTTATTACTAGTCATATATCGCTTAAATCCTGCAGTTACTGCTGATGGATTAGTGAATATGTTTGCACTACCCGATATAATTGTATCAGCAGTATTACTATTATCCTTAAATATTAAGTTTACAAATGTCCCAGCTGATGAAGATAAATGTGCTGATGCAGATGTAAATGTTTTTGCAACTAACATTAAACTACCTGATGTAGATACTAATGTAGATGCATTACCACCTGCATCTGCAAATGTTTGCGAACCTGTAAATGTATTTGCTCCTAATGTTGCTCCTGTTCCTCCACCTCCACCAACAAATGAAGAGGTTGCTACTAATGTAGATACACCACCTATACCACCTGCCCAAACATAACCTTGTTGTAGAGATGCAGTTAAATTACCATTTACTAATAAAGCAGATGATGTAATTGCCGCTGCAAGTATTGGTGTAGATTGTGCATTTATTTGTGTTGTATTACTTCCAATAGTTATTCTACCATTAGAACCAGATGCAACAGCTGCAGTTAATCTAATCTCTCCACCTGTTAAATCTATTCTATTACCTGCACCAGTCTGTGTATTTTCAAATATGATTGAACTACCACTTACTCTATTGATAAACTTTATATCATTAGTTCCACCAGGGCCTGCTGGTGGTTCTGTAATAAATTGAATTGTACCTGCCGAAGATAAGTTTGTAATATCACCTGATGGTGCACTGATACTAAACCCATTAGGCATTACTAAATTCCCAGTTGATATTGTTTGTGTTCCTGTAAATGTGTTAGAGCCGGTTGTTGCAAAACTACCTGTATTGATACTACCACCACTTCCAAATGAAGAGGTTGCTACTAATGTAGAAATGTTACTGCTATTACCAACCCACGCGTATCCTTGTGCTAATGAAGCGGTTAAAGTATTTGATACAACTAAACTTCCTGTCAATTGTAATTGTTGGCTACCAGATGGTACATTTATTGTAATTGCTCCACTATTATCTATACCATTACCAACACCATTAGTCACTCCCATACGGAAGCCTCCATCTGCAGCCAATATCATTTCATTGGCTTTTGTCAATATCTTTATACTTCCACTTCCACCAAATTGTCCGTTGTTGATAATATTAAAATCTCCGTATGCGTTAAAATTAGCATTAGGTGCTTGGAAATCTAAATTAGCTTGTCCACCTCCTGTTGATATAATATTTAATTGAGTATTACCAGCGGTTGTTATATCTTGATTACCTCTAAATGTGTTAGAGCCGGTTGTTGCGAATGAGCCTGTATTGATTGTTCCTCCACTACCTGTTTCTACTGTTAAATTGAATGTAGATGCATCACCTTTTGTAAATGTCAATACGTTACCACTAACACTACCGGTTACTAATAAGCTACCCGTATTAGTTGAACCTCCTCCACCACTACCTGTATTTACAGTAATAGGAAATGTTGTTCCATCTCCTTTAGTGAATGTAATTGTATTCAAACTTACAGATGCGGTTACTAAACTACTTGCGGTAATTGCAGATGTTGCATATGAAGATGTTGCTGCATTTAATGCGTTGATTGATATATTAGCACTTTGAGTAAATGTATTTATATTACTTATTGATATATTAACACTTGCCGAATTGGTTTCTAATGAACTAACTCTTTGGTCATTACTTTGTGTGTATGCGTTAAATGAAGATGTAGTTACAAATGAGCCTGTATTGATTGTACTACCACTAACATCAGGTATAACTACACCGAATGTAGTTCCGTTTCCTTTTGTGAATGTTAAAGTATTTCCACTAAATGAAGCAGTAGTTAATGCTAAACTAGCGGAAGTAAATAAACTTGCAGTTGCAGTGTTTATATTAGTTACTGAAGTATTAAGTGATGCAGTAGATTGATTTAGATTCGATATAGAGGTGTTTAAGCTCTGCGTCGTGGAGTTTAAATTACTAATTGATACATTCACACTAGCCGATGTACTTTCTAAGTTAGCTAACCTTATATTCGTTGATTGAGTATAAGAGTTGAATGAAGAAGTTGTTACTAATGAACTACTATTAAATGTATCAATAAATGAAGATGTAGCTACCAATACACTTCTACCACTACTATTACCAACATATGTAAATCCTTCTGCTAAAGATGCAGTAAATGTTCCATTGGTTATGTTAAGAGATGAACTTACTATTCTTACTCCACCACCTAACGCTGCGATATCTATGTTACCTGTAATGGAATTAATTATTTCTAAATTATTATATCCTGCTGTATTATTATCCCAATAAAGACCATTTGTAAATAATTTATATTCTTTTGCTATACTTTGATTACCACCATAGAAAATATTAGCCGTTCCCAAATTGGCGTAATTATCCATACTTTGAGTTAATTCCATCGAATTAATCATCTCATTATTAAACTCTCGTAGGAGTTCAGGTGTAATTAACTGTTGTGTATTATCAGGAAAGTTCTCCTGATTTAACGCTTGTAATGCGGGTTTATTTAAAGGCATGTTCTTTTGGGTTTAAGTTATAGTGGTGAATCAACGTTGAATCCATCATCGTATCCTTCAGAGAATGCTCCTAATGGTGTTCCTTGTATGTTACCAACACCTTGCTGCATTAAAGCACCACCACAACAATCTCTTCCGTATCTATCCTCATTTAAACAAAGACAACCTCTTCTACTATTCTTTGGTGAACTTAATCCTCTTGTAGGTCCGAGATATATTCCACTTGCGTTCTCTCTATTGACAGAGTATCTTAAATTACCATTGCGTGAATTACTCCAAATTCCCATAATATTATGTTTATTAGTATTAACAATACTAAATGGATAAATCATTATCCAATTCTTTTAAGTGATTCTCTATGTAATATGTTTTCTAATTGTATCTTATCTGAATGGAATGCTAAGTATAGTAAGCATTTCTCTAATGGTTGCTTTACTATATCATCTATCATCATCAGATTATCCCTGCTTAGAGTTATAATTGATTGATAATTTCCCCACTTTCTACTAAAATTGATTTGATGTTCGGTGGTATCTCCTCCTGCTGAATCAAAGATTTCAGGGTAGTATTCAATAAGACCTTTGACAAATTGATAAAAAAAAACAGTGCTCCAAAGTGAACTCCCATATTTACATCATTCCAATGCTCATTCTCTTCATCACCTGTATATGGTTGTATATCATATAGTTTACCTATCTTCTTCGTTACCGGTCTGTATAGTATACTCATTATCTTTTTCCAATCTTCATCTATATCCAGCTTTTCATACTTTGATATATCAACATACGCACCATATGCCATTTTAGATAAATCAGGTTCAAATCCATATTCTACTCCACCTATTGTGACAAACCTTTGTAAGTCAAATTCATTTTGAGCTATAAAAGAAAACAACCTATCACTTATTTGAGTAAATGTTTGTGTATCTATCTTTCTTAATATATCAGGCGTTACTCCACATAGATGATAGAATAGAGTAGCAGTTATGGCTTCCTTATCTCCTTCGTATGCTTTTAAATCTCTTTGTAGTAGGAGATATTGTTTAAGTGTTATCGCTGAATAATCATTCGGCGTTACTATTTGGATTGTTTGTTTCATTCTATATGTGTTATTTGTTGTATAAAAGTTTCATATCTTCTTATTTTAGCATCTGCATTCTTTACATAGGCATCCATAGCTATCATCTTTGCCCTCAATTCTTCGTTCTCTCCTTGCAGTTCCTTTGTGTAGAGTATTAGTTGTCGTATCTCTTCTGCTGCCCACATTTGTTGTATATCATCCATAATTAAAAGTTACTATATTTACCAACTGATATAGCGTATGTTCCTTTCCTTTGTGCCTTAACAGATAGTTTCATCATTACCGCATATCTTGCTGCATCTATTGCATGGTCTAATCCACCTTCGGGTTTATCAGTAACATAACCATACTTGTCAGTTATGTATTGATAGGCATACATCTCATTGATTAGATTTTGAGAAGTTCTTAATATCTTAATCTTATAGTTCTTCATTACTCCAATACCGAAACGGATACTATCTGGTCCTTTAACAACAGGTTTGATGTTAAATCCACTTCGGTAGATCTCTTCAATAAGTCTGGGTTCTGATGAATCACAGAAGATTTCGTGTGACTTATCAATTTCGAGTTTTCTGAACTTATCAACAATGTCTGAAGTGACGAGAGCCTTTTCATAAAGTAGTTCTTCCAAATATAATTCATTACCTTCTTTGTATATTGCAACCAATGAACTGGGGTCATTAGAATAGCCAACATCAAAACCAAAGGCAATAAACTCACCATTAATAACATTAACCAACTCAAATTCAAAAATAGCTTTATCATTTGCTGCAAATTCACCTTGTCCATAGATTTTCCATTGTTTATCGTTTGTGTGTTGTAATTCTTCAATTGCTTTAACCATATCAGCAGGTAGGTATGGGTTATCCTTATATGTGGTAACAAACCTTTCACAATCCTGCATCTTTCTAAGCCAATGTTGTGGTGAGATTGTCGGATTGTATGCGAGTATTATCTTACCTGATGTACGAATTCTTAACTGAAAGTAACTCTCCTCATCCAATTCCGATGCCTCATCAACTACGAGTAGGTCAGATTTTAAGCCTCTTAGCTTTTCCGGATCATCTGAATTAATAAACTGAATGGTACTATCTCCTAATCGGTATGTTCTATCTGATATGTTGAAATTATCTTCATTCCATATTCCTAATCCTTTTAGTATATCAGTAAAATCTTTGATTACAGTACGTTTAAGTGATGGGATGGTTCTACGCACCACCGTAATGATTTGAGGGGATTTAAGCCCCTCTACAATAACGTACGAAAGTATTGCGTATGTCTTTCCACTACGAGTTCCCCCTATATGTTGAGTAACTCTACTATTGGATTCAAGTAAGTTTTCAAAAGTGATTGTAGTATTAATTTCAATATTCACTACCTGATTTATTTATATTGATGCTAATCTGCTGAATCTTCTGCTCTATCTCTGCTCTCATCTCCGTCCTACTTAATTTAGGTAGGGTGAATTCCATTAGTTTAAGTGCCAGTTCTATTGCACGTTCTGGGTCTTCTTTCCTAATCTTTTCTAAATCTGCTGATAATGTGTTAAGTGTATTATCAACTGCTCTCGCAATTGTGAGCTTCATCATTTCCGTAGAACGATTGATTGCACCTACCGGTCTACCTTTTGCTAACTTATGACCTTTTTGAAATGGCATTTTTATTTATATTATTTAATTATATAACACCAACTATTATCTTTGTAGGTGAAGGTGTTTTCATAACTTTATTATTATTATTGTCAAAAGTATAATTATATATCCAACCATCAATGCGGTCAGTGGGTATTTGTTTATTTTATTACTCATTTTAATGTGCGCTAACGGGTTTGGATTTACGAGTGGATGCTTTATCTATCTCACGTTCAATCCGTTCCCACGCATCGGCATTTGATATCTTAGTTCCATTTATGTCCAACGGTGGACGCCCTACTCTTTTTAGTTCAGTAGGGATTACCACTTCTCCTTCCTCATCTACCATCAATTTATCTAAACTAAATTGTTTACGGGAAAATATCCAAACAATTAGTGGCTTATCTTCAAATAATTCGTCTAATTTATCCGTAAGATACCGTTTCCAATCATCCCTATTATTAAAAAGAGATAATTGTTTTTTTACTATCCGGAACCTTCTACTCCTTTCAGTAGGAGCATATGGATATGGTTGACGGTGGTCATTAGTATTTGGTTCTTTATTTAACCGTTTTCGTTGCTGATATGCTTGATAATTAATCCTTCTACATACCCTACATATATTACCTTGCTTATAATCTTCAAATTGGACACCACAACTGATTACTCTACACTTTTTAAGTTTACTCATATGGGTTGTCTATTATTTTTTTTAAATGTAATCGGATCTTCTTTACTGCTAAGAATGTTGTGCTCTTACTAATACCTATATCTTTACTAACTTGTTCTAGCGTCTTTTCTGAACACCAATATAAACTAAATAACTTTGATGATGCCCACATCTTTGTCTTTTCTAAATGTCTTAACTCTTCCATTACATCATCATACGCCTTTTGTATTTCTAAATCTTTTTCAGTATCATAAGGTATGTCCAATTCAGTATCCCATATTTCTGCTACATAGGTTGTACGATTTAGTTTCTTTGTTTTGTTGAGGTATCTATGACGTAGGAATTTGGCACAGTATTGTAGGTTATAGCTATTTGCTCCCCACCATAGTTTAGGATTACATTTGCTATGAAGATACTCATAAAGTTCTTGACATATATCCTGTGATTCTAATTTGTTTTTAGTAACTTTATTAGCAGTTTGGATTAACCAATTATGTGATTCGGAATATAGATTAGTTAATCTTCTTTCACATTCCATTTGAATACTACCGGTTACTTCATTCATATTATACTCTTGCTTTTACCCAATCTTTTAGTAAATTAATTGCCCCTTTCCAATGCGATGCTGCTGATTGACAACCACACGGTTGTGATATATTAGTACCATTTAATTTATTGTAATTGTTCCAAACATATCCTAACATATTATCAGGTAGATTTAGAGATATAGTTTCCATCTTTTCTTTTAACTCTTTATATTCTTCAAAAGTTAGCGGATGATATTTGGATTCTTCCATATTATTTTACTGGCTTTAGTTTTGGTAATTGAAGTGGTTTTGCTTCCGGTTGAGGGGTTTGTGATTGAATTGGAAATGGATTTTCTAAATTAAGGAATGGTGTTAGTTTTTGTATATTCGGATGATTACCTGGAAATCCAATGCCCATGGAAGCTAAGATTAAGACCATGTCATTTACTGATTCCATCTTACTCCAATCAACTGCATATAATGAGTTTGGGTCTAATCCTTTAGGTTTAACATTAAATCCATCTAATCTGGCTTTTTCTACTTTAAAAGTTGTGTTCATATTGTTTTTATTTGTTTGTTAATAATGTTTTCCATTCTTCAATGGTTTTGATGTTTAATAGTTCATACTTATAAAATGTATATTCCTCCCAGTCTAAATTACCTAACCATTCTATCGGTACTCCTTCTTTATTATTTCTTATAAATCCAATTCCCCAATCGGTATCTATTGTTAAAACTTCTATTCCACTTTTATTTTTAATATCAACTATTGCTTTCCAAACATCACCGGTCCATTCTCTACCATTATCTTCAATTGTAGTTTGGTATTCTGCAGTAGGTAAGCAATCATGTACTAATATGCATCCATTCGATGATAAATGATTAAGTGAATTAAGGATATCTGCAAGACATTGATCTCGTGTATGTAATCCATCTATGAATATAATATCATATTTAACATCTGTTTCTAATGATTTAAAAAACATATCTGATGTTAATTCTACAATACTTTTATTTAGCATATCTTCAATAGGAAAAGGTTCAACACCAGTCTTATTTTTTATTTCTATTTTGTCAAAATTAGAATGTGGAAATTGAACTCCTATCTCTAAATAAGAATTGTAGTTATATCTTTGTATAAGATAATTTATTATATCTGTTCTATTCATAACTTTATTCCATCTTCACAACCAAAGAGTTCATTGAGGAAGATTCTACGTCCTTCACAGCCACAGTTTGCGTACCCTAGCTTCAACGCAATATATCCAGCTATATCTTTACCCCATCCGAGTGTTAAAACGTTTATAAGCCCTTCTAAAACGTTTCCTGCTTTTATTATACAAATTGGTTTCATATTCTTTTATTTAAAATCTTTCCTTGCTGATGGAATGATTGGATGAATGCTTTCTCTATAAATCGTAATTGGGTTTTATCTATTCCTTCTAATTCTAATAGAACATTTACTTTATGATTGTCAATTCCAAATTGATCAAATGATTTGTGTAAATTTGGCAACTGACCATTATTTCTTCTAAAATGTTGTCGGTGTTCTGACATTCTAACATTCACGTGCGCATTGGTCATTCCAATATAATACTCTCCATTTGGATTACATATTGAATAGATCTTTGAGGATTTATCCGCTTTTCTATATCTTTCAACATTACGATTGTGTTGCTGTGGATTATTCTTTTGCCATTCCATATGATGCTCCGGCTTTTCGGTCCTGAATTGGAAATTATCTTTTGAATTGCATTGTTTGCATTTTTTTTGTAATCCATCAGTGCTTGACCTATTTTTAGAGAATTGAGTAATTGGTTTTAACTCATTACATTCTCCACATTGTTTTGTTTCTTTATTATTTGCCATTCGTTTAGTATAAATATTGTTTTCAAAATCAAAAGTGTCATCGGATTGTAATTATATTATTGTAAATATACCACTTTTATTCTGTATTTCCAAATAAATTATTAAACTGTATCATAGCTATATTAGGATTATCTGGTATTGTATTATATAACTTTTTAGTTTTATACACTTCTGCTAACTGAATATTTTTAAATTCATTATCTTCTTCAATTTTAGTTTTATAATCAAAATATAATGTATCAGTAGCAGTATCAACTACATTCTTAGCTTGGTATTCTTTATTGTATTTTTTATTTGTATTCTTAGTAATAGTGGATACTATATCGGTATCACTTGACGGTTGATTTGATATGACCAAGTCCGTTGATTTCACGCTAACTGAAACGTTGGTTTCAACGGTATCAATGAAGTCATCTAACAAGTCCGTTGATTTCGTACTATCTAGTCCGTTGACTATAATATCAATTATTTTATCATCATTTGTAGAATAATAGTTCTTACAAGGTACTCCTTTTTTAACGATAGTAATATATCCAGCTTTATTTAATTCTACTATTTTGTTTTTAACTGAATATTCACTAATCCCCAATTCAGTAGCCATATTTGGTTGTGATTGAAATATTTCATTTTTAGCAAATACTTCCTGTAAATCAATTATATGTTGTAATATAAGAGTTGCTTCTAATCCAATGTTTCTTACTAATTGTTTATTAAGTGACCAATACGCGTTCTTACCAACTGTTTTACTTAATAACTTTCTTTTTAAATCTTTCATATTTTTTTAAACTAAAAAAGGTACATATATCCATTGGGCTCTCACATCCAATTTCAATACATACCTTTGTATATTTTTAAGTATCATATCAAGTGAGAGCGATACTGCTTTAATCTTTTTGTTATATCAAATATACGACTAATATTCCACAATTACAAATATATTTTCATCATCTATTACACTAATAATTATATATTCTTTGTCCCAAAAGTGTCATACCAATCTCATAAAAACAATGTCGTTGATTATCAGTTGGTTAGCAAATAGTGCTTGTGTAATCTAAAACAAAGCTGTATATTGTATACGTAATGAGAGATGTATCTCTAAC